ATAATGAATTAAATATTATTAAATTAAATATTATTAAATTAAATATTATTAAATAAAATATTATTTAATATTATATGTCTGTTATTCAAAGGATCGGTGATTTTTACTGCTTTGCTGTTTTTGATCCTTCTACAAAAAAGTTGTTGTATTCCAAGTATAATTTTAATTTTCCTAAGTATCGGTTAGATAAGGGTATATCGAATGCATCCAATAACACTCAAGTTTTTCATCATTTTTTAACATTAAATGTAACAGATTTATGGGAGCCATTCACTGTAAAAGATGAATTAAAACAATATTTTTCAACAATAACTCCTGAAATTCAAGAATATTTTGATTTGTATAACTATGTTTTAAAAGATTTTAATTTACGTAGTCTCAATACACAAGTTTCTTTATTTATAATATTACAAAATCAGTTTGACCTTATATATTACGATTATTTTACTGAGATACCAATTGTGTGTGAATTTTTACACGATGACGGAGACAGCATCTTAAGTAAATACAATTTTGATTTTGATAGGTATTCAAGCGATTTCAATGTTTATGGAAGTAAATTGTCTATATTCTATGATTTATTGTTACGTATTACGTATTTGTCTGGTAATGCAATATCTTTCAATGGATTCAACAACATTCCTGAAAAATTTAAAAACTATTTTTTTACAGATGGTTCCAGTGAAACTCGCCTGTCAGAATATTTAGAAAAGTATTCAGTATTTTCTCTGTTCCAAAATGTCAGAGAGAGTTTTGAAAATATAGATTTTGATATATATAAAACATATATTAATTCTAATTATCCAACGGTTCAATGTAATACAACAACGGAAGCAAAAATGTACTATTTAACTACAGGACAGTTTCAACAGGATACAATAATATTTATAAAAGAAAATGATGATATAATTAAACAAGCTAACAAGAGTGTTTGTACTGTGATAACAAACAATAATTTTTACGGAACCGGGTTTTTAATAAAAGGACCGAGTGAGTATGATATTATAAATGGAATACAACAAATTTATTTGGTCACTTGTTATCATATTATAGAAAATTCAGAAAAAAATGTCTTGTATGCGTGTTGTAATTATAAAGGTTCAACCATAAAACTACAGTTTAGAATTATTGGGTTCGACAGACATATCGATATTTGTATCTGTATGTATGACGATACATTGCCATATAATAAAGCGTTTTATCCTGAAGAGACATATCATATCAGAGATAATTTAAATTTATTAGATATAAAGAGCCACGTTACCAATTTTTTAGGACAAAAAGTTTTTACTCTTGGTAATCCGTCCTTAATTGACAATTACAGTTATATGGAAGGAAGAATTATAGATGCAAAATACACAGGACCTTTTGAAAATTCTGAGGTTTTATCTTACCCTCCTACTATTTTATCAAGTATTCTTGCTACAAAAGGACAATCTGGGTCACCCTTATTTATAGAAGAAAATAATTCATTTATCTGTATAGGTATGATAACTTCTAAAATTGGTGTGTATAATCAGTATTGCGTAGCTGTAAACAATAATCTATTTAAGTCAGCTTTATTCAATGGAATAAATATTTGGATTAATTTAGTTTCAAAATTTGGTATAAACGATATTGAGAATCTAAGATATTACAGTCAAGATATTGTTCCTAAAAAATGGTTGGGAGTAAAATTTAGATATTATAATCCAGTTTCAACCAGATATCCAGAATTAAAAAATTTACCATATGTTGGAGGTGTATTAATTACAAATTTTATTTTAGGATTTAACAAGAAGACAAAACAATTTGTAACAAATTACGATGAAATGTCAAAAACAAATATTGAAAAAATAGATACTCCTTTGTTGAAAAGTAACATGTACAGCAGATTTGTTTTATCTAAAAACGTTCCTATTGTATTAAAATCCGTAAAAATGTATGATCAGATAAATGGACAATATAAAAAAGTCCTTTTAGGTAAATATGCAGACCAAGAGGGTATACATTGTATTACGTATGGGATTCTACAGAATGGAACCATTATGAATAGCCCAGGTTTTACAAATTTAGTTTATCGTAAATACAGCAAACTTACATTTGAATATTATTATTACACGGGAAAAGAATGGCTTTTAGAAACTGAGACGATTGGAGGTAATGACCCAAGCTGGTATAATACGTATGAGGATGATTTGGGTCACAAATTTTATCAACACAAATTCGATTATCCTGCGTTCCTTCTTCCTTATTTGGAGCCATTTGCGGAGAAGGAAGATTTGATGACAAAACCTAATTATTTTTCGACTGAAAACCCTATTTATCCTAGGGTTGATAATGCTTATTTTAATAGTAAGTGTGTTATTTGTAATAGAGACATAAAATATGAGAAGCCTAGTATAAAATTTTATAATTCATCACAAAACATTGATAATTATTATTTCCAATGTCCTCTTGCTCGTTGTAATAAAGATTGTCTCATCACAAGAGAGTTAAATAGAGATGGCACTTATTTAACGATCGTCCACCCCGGAGAATTTAAGGTCATAAAGGGTTAACAATACTAAAGCCGGTACCGATTGATTGAGCAAGAATAATAAACTATTGGGTTCTGATTATACTCTGGTTCATCGTAATGTTGTTAACGATACTTTGTATAGTAAGTAATGACAACCCTATTGACACGTCAGGTTTACATACAACGAATCTATGTTACGCTTTCTCATTTGGTAGTTTAGTGCATACATTAACAGGGATGGATTAAGTTCATTCACATATTTCTGCACGGTGGTGCTCGTTATAAACTCTTTTTGTTCACGCATTGTATGCAAATATAAAAAGTGTATGTTGTACATGTGCGACCGGTATTCAATCGAATAATCACAGATCGGTTTTAATTTCTTTATGTAACAGGACCTGTAGTTCCCGTAAAGGGTCTCCGTAAAAAGGTGCACTTGGTCCCTGAACTTGGAAAACTCTTTTTTGTGTTCAGGGTAATATTTCAGGTAGTCCTTGATCTTTCCTTCCTTTCGCAGACACAAGTATTGATACTGAAGTTTCGGCTGGTTGCCGCGCAGACTGCGAACCTGTTCATACACAGGGTTCCTTATCTTTGCCCTTTCCCCCGTATTTTTATTGTGAAGGACGACACCGACTACACAGTATGGAGTGTTCATTGACGCATACTTTTCAATGAGTTCAGTGTATGTGTCACACTTGTATACTTCGGGGAATTTTACGGTAACACCCAGTGTCTCAAAGAACAATTTAATTTTGTCGTCCTGATGGTCGCAGACAGTAACAGAAACGGAATTGGAATTAGAATTGGAACCAGATTTATTTTCTAATTCCAACTTCAAGTTTTCGATGTAATACAGACCAACCAGATACAATTGTGGCTTCTGGAAAGGCACCACAATACGGTTCTCTGGGTGTTGCAGGACAAAACTGTAACAATACAACGGGGTCAACATATTCATACTGAGATTATTTTGTTGGGCAGCATCCAAAAACATTTCACGGAACGTTTTATTGTTTCCCTTGAAAAACTGCGACGTCGCTCCAGGGATGTTCCTGGTTGCAATCTCCCATCCACCAGTCAGTCCAATGGATGGGTCCCAGAAGACGTTTATCATAGTCCCTTCAACGAATTCTTCTGCAACGACCCCGTCCTCTAATATACCGTAATTCTGTATAAACTGGTCAGTCGACACCGATTTCGGAGGTGCAAAAGACACGACTGCATTCTGGCTGTTGACAACGACGGAACGACAGAGACCAAACGTCCTTGCGAGGTCGCTTGCCAAATAATTCTTATCATACGTAATGACGCTGTATCTAGCATTATTCGAGGTTCTGCAAGTCACTCTGTTTAATTTTAGTATATTTGAATATTCATTGTCATCTAAATATAACAGGTCACTGAAACCTGGAATTTCAGTGAGATTATACTTTACAGGCTCCATTTATAGATGTATAATAGTTATATATCTTTAAACTATATTTATATTTATAGTTTATAGTTTTATGTTTTATTGATGTTTTTTTACACATAAAAATTTCTACTATAAATATAGAAACAATGTCATCTAATCCAATTTCTGAAAATGATACAGATACAGACAGCGACGACACAGTTGTATATACAGATCCAGATCAAGATCAAGATCAAGATACTTCTACCCCACAAATAAAAATAGAACTTCAACTTGGAGATGTCATAGAAATTCAAAACCCTGTCAACGAACTGTTGAACAACAACACATTCATCATAGACTACATTGACCCAGAAAAAATGTGGCTGACGAACACAGAGACGTTAAACACGATACGTCTAGGAATATCCCCGGACGGAATTGTCGGAGACGGATACATCACTTATATAACTATTATCAGCCGCAACGAATTCAGAGGTTATGCAGAACAGAACGATCTTTTACCAGGAAAATGGGTCAACATCTATTTTGGAGGAGAGATTCCAGTGATTATAACGGCGGAGATTACTAATTTAGAGAACGATATGATCGAGATCAAAAGCATCGACGGCGACACCCTCTACATAAATTTTGACTACAAGGGGATACCAGAGGATTTACCAATTGAACTCATAGAGATCAGGGAGGAGCCAGAAATGAAAAAGAAAAGGGAATACGAAGGACAAGGAGAAGAAGGACAAGGAGAAGAAGGACAAGGAGAAGAAGGACAAGGAGAAGAAGGACAAGGAGAAGGACAAGGAGAAGAAGGACAAGGAGAAGAAAGAGATGTGGAAGACAATTTCCCAGATTTAGAAAAGGAAAGGGCTGCCCTGGGAAATGAAAAACTACAGATTGAAGCCCCCATAGAGAATGTCAGGGACCAGTTGAGAGAAGTTATATTCAGGGCCGACAAAATACGGTTTGGCAGAGAACAACTTGGACCCGTCGTCCAATACGTCGACGTCTCACTCAAGAGCCAACGGTACAGCCTGGAAACACAAGTGAGCGACCTGATGGACGAACTCCTGTCCACGGTTCCCACCTCAGATAGAACTCCGCGCGTCCTCAACAACATTCATATATTGATCCAAAGGTTCAAACAGCTCCGTGAACATTTTTCTCTCTTTGACAAGTATGGAAACGTCGACAATTTTCTGGTAAAAGAAGCTAGCTACAAGCCGTTGATCGAATATTTCACTCAATTCAACACAAACCTCTACTGGATCATACCCGTCGTCAAAAACGTAAAAAAAATATACGACTCACAAAAAATCGCGGAAGACGGCGAGGACAGCAAAGTAGAATTATTGCAAATATTACCTGATCTGAACAGGATAAGCGAACTGATTGAAAATTATAAATCTAACAACCTACCCGTAGATCAAAGCAAATATGCTGCTTTATATACAGAACTGAACCCTTTCCTTACTCCATTCAACGGAATACCTGAAGAGGGAACCGATGATATCCTCATAGAAAAAATAGTCCATACCAACATAAACACGGTTATAGACAACCTTACCGAAATGTATTCTGATATATTTACGGAAAACACCATAAAGCCAAGACGGTTCGTTACATCAAAATACAACATCGCCAACACACGACTGGAGACCATTGACAGCACTTCTGCAAAACTGGTCACCGAGAGAAGAAACATATGCAGCAACGATGTAATGGCGATCAAAACAATACTTACCTTACCTGAGCCCACCATTCGCTTCTCTAAAATCAACCTTCCAGGGACCAACATCCTGGACCGTGCCAACTTGAACGCGATATTCCTGTGTTACTGGAAGCTCCTCAAGGAAAAAACCACTGTAAACAACATTTTTATAGACAACCTGGACACCAACATTCAGTTTACCGAGCAAAATTTTGTCGACAACATTAAAAACTATGTATTGAACCTTAGCTATGAAGATAGAAAAGGAATGACCAAAAATGACATCTACGAAAAATTTGTCAAACTTATCATTCCAAAGACCAAAGTTCTATTTAATCTAATGAAAAAATATATCAATGGTAAACTGTCCATCGTCGACGTCGTCTCTTACCTTGAACCCTTCCTCATTTATACGGACGATTTGACGTACATGCAGTATACAGAGATTACCAATTTCATCGACGAAAAAATCTCTCAATACAACAAAAAATATATAGAGCGTTCACGCGTGTTCAAGTCATTGACGGCCATACGGTCGGACCCCCAAGTTTTCACTTATGCGTTCTCGGTGGTTGACACGATTGACAAGAGTATGCGCGACGATGTGTTCAGTCAGGGTTATGGAATAAGTGACCCGGAGAAAACCTTTAAAAACAGCGAAATCTTAAGGAAAATTGTAAACAAGGACTGCGCCAAACTCTATACGACCGTCCTCTCTCTTCAGAGCGCTCCATTGATGTTTCCCAGTGAATTCTCTGGTCTCTTTGAAGAAGAGAAAAATTCCATATACGAAAAATTGAAACAACGGCAAAACGGCGAGGAAGAAAACGCGTGTAAGACCGTAACCGTATCCAAATATTATGGCTCATTGGAAGCACTTGAATCCGACAACGACAAGATTATTTATTTTGACAAAAAATATGACAAAACAAACTACAGCGTGTTAGAGGAAAAATATCAGAAGGAAGTCTTGACACTGGAACCAGAGGACCTAAAAGAATTCATTATGAAAGACCTCTTGGCAAAGAAGAAAATGTCCGAACAAGAGGCAGACTACTTATCCGACACCCTCATTGACGGCCACAAGAGGGTGAACGACGGTCACTACGCCATACTATACAAGGGCTACAGAGAGATAGCCGCAGACGAGGTTGACTTCTACGTGAGAAAAGACAACCGATGGATCCTGGACAGAGAGACCAGCAAGGACAACATCAATTCGGACAACTCTGAGATTTTGTGTGACCTTAAAAGCGAGTGCATCAGCATCCCCAACAATCAAGGTAATGACAATATCGACAGCACGTGTGAAAGCGTCAAGACAAACGAACTTATGCTGCAGGAAAAAATCCTCAGTGAAGTCGTCAGCGAATTTGACAACAAATACAAGATGACAAAGGAAGAATATTTGAAAAAATTCCAGGAACGTTATGAATATTTCTTGTCGGTAAACCCTGCTTTAAATCGCATTGAAACGGAAGCCTTGCTCAAATACAACAACCAGAAATATAAGATGGGTATAAAAATAGAAGAGGATATTGGGGCTGTCACCTCCCTCTCTCCATACAGTGAGATCTTAGGAATGATACTCGGACAACCCGACTTTGTGAAAAAACAGCACGACCTCATTAAATTTGCCGGAATGTATACCCGAGAAGCGAACCCTGCTTGGAAACTGGAGGACACGCACTGGCTCTACTGTGTGAAAACAAACGCAAAACTTATTCCCGCCTGGAAAATCAACCTGGCCAACGCATTCGTGGTAGAGGGGTCCGACGGATACGTCCAGCACCTGGAACAGGTCAAATCGCGTATCGGAACGATGGACGAAGGAGGCGACTGGTGGTGCGACAAGTTGACAGGATGGTCCATATGCAAGCTGGACTTCGACATTGAAGAGGGTTACGACGACGGTTTCAAAATATCATCGCGCGCCGTTATAGAGGAGGACGCCGGAAACAAGATCATTTCCTCCACGGGAGAGAAAATGGTGATTTACGACACACCGGAGACCAAAGCCGTCAACAACATCGTCAACGCAATGTCGGTCGCAATGGGAATAAATATGGAGACCCAGAAGGAGTTCATCATAAACACGGTATTGGACACCATTCGCCTGACACTGGAACCCGAGAGTGAATACAAAATCAAAGTCAGAGATATGGCTGAGAGGGGTAAGAAGGTTCCGTCCTACAGAGACTTCTATAACACCGCCCTCCTCTATTACACACTGGGTATGTTTTTGATCGCCGTTCAGACGTCCATACCTTCTGTAAAAACGAGAAAGACCCACCCGGGGTGCACCCGTTCCTTTGTCGGGTATCCGTTTGAAGGGGCGGGCGACTACAGCAGTTTAGAATATTTGGCGTGTGTCGCGTATGACATCCGTGGATCCGGTGACCCCTGGAACGTATTAAAGAGCAAAAAAAAGGATGCAGTCATTGTTAAACTGAAAGCGGTCATCAACGAAGTCTTGCTGTCGTCTCCCGATGTCAAACGAAAAATGGAAGAGAAAACGGCATACCTGTTAACCAGTGATGCGGACGAGATACCCGAAGAACACAGCATTACACAATGGACCGAATTCTTGCCTCCCCTCGTGAATTTTAAAATCAGACACCTTGTCAACATCTCTGAGGAGTTTCAGAAGTCGCTTCTGTCTGATTTGAGGAGTGGAGCGATGAACCAGAGAGAGAAGATATTAATGATACAGTCGAAAATAATACAGTTCTCATTCGCCCTCGTTGAAAGAATTCAGGAGGTCGTCAAAAAAAATAAACTTCTGTTACATACGTCCAACATGGACCCCTATCTGGAGAACGCCTGCTGTGAGAGCAACCAGGGAGAGAAGACCATCGACTATTTCAAGGAGAAGGACCCACACATTAATGAATACAACCAGATTGTGACCCGGCTCTCGAATATGATGGAGGACATTGTAAGCTATTCCAAGAGTGGCATATTTTTCAGCAGGACAAACACCAAAAATGTCTACCCATCCATCAGCACCGAATTCAACGAAAAAACAATATATATGGCCTTCGTCCATTACTGTAAATACAAAACACTCGTCCCCGTACCAGAAGACCTCCTCCCCTTGTGCACAGATAAACCTAGCTCCGGCCTCATTGGTCCAAGCGACACCGTAGAGAGAATTATACAGAAACTGAAAGAGGACGGACGCAACTATAGCAACGAACAGTTTCTCCGGTTGCTCCAAATTATCGGCAAACACAGCCTGATCGACGTGACCCTTTTTAAGAGGGAAGTGTCATCCATTGAAAAATTTGTGAGACTAGTGGAGGCGGTCCAAGACGAACACGACGGCGACAGTGAACCCTTAGAACAGTCTCTCTGTAAACTCATCCTGAAAGCGGAAAAGACGTTTGACAAGGCTTCGTCCCAGTATACGAGAGAAGTAAAAGATTTGAACAATTTTCTGAGAAAAGGTATAGATGAAATGAAGGACGAGTTGATAGATTTTGTCAAAGAAAATTCTGGAAGAAACATTTCTAAAACTTCACTCAGAAAAATGACAAATGCCATCCAAAATATGTTCACCTGGTCGATGGACACTTCAACGAGAAATAAGGGTTCCGGTATATCCGACGACTCATTGTATCAATCCACCAGGTTCTACAAAAACTTTACATTCAACTTGGTCAACGTGTTCCCCAATATTATCTTGAACCACGTAAACTATGACGACGTCCACATTCCTGACTATTTTAAGTTTTCCAGCAGCCACGCCAATAAAATCAAAAAATATATCACCGAATACCACTCCAAATTTAAGCCCTTTTACCAAGTAAACACACTGTATTCACTCCTTTACAGAATACAACAGACCGCACAGAACCTGGTTCTTATCTCGAATGCCACTCCTGCGTTTTCAAGCATAAGAAAGGGACAAGGAGAAAGACAAGGAGAAAGACAAGGAGATGAAGAGGACGAGGACACACTTAAACCACTGTTTGACGACAGGACAAGCCGTATGATGCACGAATACTACCTGTTACGCGTTTTTATCAACTATATTGAGCTGTCCGACGAAGATGAGATGTTGGTCATAGAATCTGGAAAAAGAAAAGATACCGACGAAGATACGGCAGGAACCTTTACCGTAGAACACTTGGAAGACGTAGAGACACGTTCCGACATCGTATCCGGGTCACAGACCATTCTGAGAGGGAACAAGAGTGAACTCCGACAAAAGGTAGCTGAACTGTTCCTCTGTTTTGTCAGCATTATGAACGACGAAAAGGAGACAATAGACACCTCATACGAACAAGTACAGGACCGTGTTTTCAAACTTAGAGAGAAAGAGAAAGATATGGTCACTGACCGGCTAAAGAGAATGACAGATGAAGAACGCAATGCGGACACCATACTAAAAATCAATAAACTCGGTATGTATTCCAAGGGAATGCAGAAAGGGCTCACTACCTTGGACAAAGATTTCTACGATGAGGAACGTGATTTCAGGGATGAGATGACGAAAGCCGAAAGAAACATACGCAGGTTAGACCGGAATGCCACAGACGACAATATGAACCTGCTTATGGACGACTATATGGAACAGGAGGAAGTGGTCAGAGATATTGAAGATGAGGCGAACGATATGAGTTACCTTGGGGAAGACTACTATGATGGGAACACCGACGGTAACGGCTCACCTGAATACGATGATTACGAAGAAGAATACTGATTGACATTTATTGACATTTATATTGTTTATTTTTATTTAGTGTAATATTTTAGATATTTAGTTTTAGTTGTTTACATTATAAATTGTTTATATACATTATATAATATGAATAATAATTATATTAGAGAAAATATTACACTTGTTGCTGTTGTCCTTTTTCTTTTTCTTTTTGGATCCATACAGTTTATGAAACCAGCCTGTTTATACAACAAGGATGGGAGCATACGTGAATTTGGGATCGGATACAAGAACAAAACAATATTGCCTATATGGCTTCTCTCTATTGTTTTAGGAATTTTATGCTATTTAGCAGTTTTATATTATATAAATTATTACAATAAAATTGTATACTAAAATATAAATTTTTTGAATATTATTTATATTTTACATTTTACATTTTACATTTTACTCTTTTTACAATGTGTATGTTTTGCTTTCCAACTTTTCTCTCTTCTCATCTGCCTTTTTCTGTGCTTCTTCAATGGCTTCATTATTTTTCTCTATGGTTTCAGGACTGTTTTGACATTTCATAGAAGAAATCATCAGCTTTATAAAAGATATGGTTGTTATTCCAGTGTATACATACCATACCATTTCTCCTATGGTATCTTTGGATACCACTAATTTAAACAAATCCCCCCTGTATTTTTCTCTCAAGTTTACTTTAATGGACTTGCCTTCGTCATCCAATACAGGTTTTTTGTCAGGTCCCAACATTTCAGTTTGATTATCAGTCTTGTAAGCATCTTTCATAAGCGGGGTCAACATATCCCACAATTCGTCAAAATTAAGTGGGGTTATCTTGTTGATGAGTATGTCGCTGTTACCACAAATTTTAATGATTGCATCCGCGGTCTGTTGCATTACGGTCTTCTGGTCTTCTGTTAGAGGTTGTCCTTGTCCCTCTTTTTTCATTGTGGCTTCAACATCTGTAGCAACCAACAATTCTGTTATCAGTGTGTTGGCAGAATAGGATACCCAGTAATATCCAAAAACATCAGAAAAAGGTTTCTTAAGTGAAGGTTTCATTATCAATACAACCATCATTATACCAAAAATAAAAATCCAGTAAGCCAATGTTATCCAAGTTACTTTTAAAAAAACTTCTGAAGCTTTTCCACCACAGTTATAACTTTTATAGAGGCTGTTTACTATGCTCTGTGACAATATTATAAAGGTTATATAGACACATATAGCAATATTAGAGTTACTTAAATATGTTTGATATTTACCCTTTTCTTTCGTGTCGCTGTAAGTTAATTCTGTTTTAAAATATTGGTAATAAAAATATGTAGCAATTAAGAAGAAAAAAATATCAAAATTTGAATAAGGGTTTGACGACATATATAGATAATATGTATAATTTAATTTATAATTTTAACAATATTATTATTATTATGAATTATGACGATTTTTCAAAACCTAAACTTACAGAACCTGGTGTAAAATATTTCTTGCATCAAACCCTTAAGCAGTGTCACGTAGTGCGTGAAAATTTTCACAACACTATTTTCAATGCGGGGCTACTCTTCATCTTCATCATCATTTTAGCATTAATTCTGTTGTATAAGTACAAAGGTAAAATGACCCCTGTAGAAATTGAAATTAAAAATAAAGAAAAACAACAATACATACTTTCAAAGATACAAAAATTTCAACAGGCAAAACGTATCGCCCATCAAGAACTCATTACTGGACTACCGACATGGGAGAATGAATATGACATCATCCACTCTAAATAATGTGATTTATGTTTATCTTTATAAAAGTATACTGAAACAAATAAAATTATTTTATAATATATAGATGTCTACACTTCCCGATGTGAAAGAAGCTGTCAATGAATACTATAAACTTAAAAGCAAGTATGAAACACAGATGATGGAACAAAAAAAAAAAATAATAAATAACGCCTATTTAGACAAACGTGGAAAAAAAATGGAGTATAAAAAACTTAAGCCAAAATGTATTCACTGTAAAAAATCTGGAGGAACCCTTTTTACTACCGTGTATGTTCCAGAAACGTCCAAAACTGATCCTTACCGAGAATTGAAAGCCTCTTGTGGTAATATGGCAGACCCTTGCAACCTACAAATCGTAATACGTCTGGCGACCGTAACACGGATGACAGAGACGTTGGACTTCTATCAGAAAGAATTAAAGGAAACCAGCAATGAAATTATAAGGGATAAGAACAGCTTGCTCTTTGGAATACTTAATTCTGAACAAGTTCTTGAAAAATTTGAAAGCAACCGTGAACACATCCAAATTTTAAATTCTTTCTACAGTGACTACTTAGAGAGCTACCACAAAATTGTAGACAACCCAGAAAAACACGAGGAACTGAATGCATCCATTGCAAACTCATACACCGTAATTCAAAGGATAAAGGATTGTATAAAGAGAATGAATGATACTGGACAAACCCAATATGCAGTCGATGCAGTAGAGATTTATGTCACTGAACTTACCCCTCTTCTGAACCATATTCAAAAACTAAAATACAGCGAGAATTACGTATGGTTCAACGAGGATACAAAGACACGTAACCTCATCCAGGAAAAATACAGTATTGAAGACCTTTCTTTTTATGGTTCGAAGGATACTGTCGTCGCATACGACGTAAGCTATTACACGGGTCCAAATACGGGTACTACGTCAAGTGCTGCATCGGGATCTACAGAGACTATATCGGGATCTACAGAGACTATATCGGGATCTATAACAGATATAATTCCTCAACCAATCTATGGAGATGGATTAGATGGTGTAAAATGGAACGTCCCTGAATACGACAGTGTATGGTCAAATATGTCTAGAGAACTTAAAACCGCACTTATATCCGACCACGAATGGACACAAGAGTTTGTATCCAAATGTGTTGCTGCAAGAAAAGAAAGACAGCCCTGCACATTTATTACACCACAAAACCTCATTGTTCCGCCACAGACCGCACCCGATGGCAGTGCGGATTTTGGTGTAAATGTCTACAACCAAGCCTTCCAAATGTTGTCTCCCGAGGAGCAGACCAACTATTTGTCGTTATACAGTGAAACAGAAGGTGGTAAAAATTACAGTATGTTGACGAATGCTATGGACAATCTAGTTTCCAAATTGGTTAAATTCAATGGCTACCTCTAAATTACTATAATTATTATAATAATTTATTATATAATGATTTTCAACTATGTTTCACTCCCGATATTCTTACTCAGTTTTGCAATCGGACTTTTCTTTGTGTATATTTTAGGACCAGAGATGAAAACCATCTATATCTATCCTAGTCCAGAGAATGTAGATAAAATATTGTTTAAGGACAAGGCGGACAACTGTTTCCATTTTGTTGAAGAGATTGTAGACTGCCCGAAAGATATAAAACATATTTCGGCGATCCCAATGCAAGCCTAACACATTTTAGAGATCACAATAAAAAACACGTGAAAAAAGAAACTCTTATAATATTATATGGCAGTTAATCTAGGAAAATTCGTCCATACTGGAACCGGAAAAATTTTAATGTCTATTCTTTTAGGGTTTGGTCTGGCTTCCCTTTTTAGAAAAGTATGCAAGGATAAAGATTGTATCATATTTCACGCTCCATCTTTAAATGAATTTAAAGATAAAATATACAAGAATGACACAGGAAAATGTTTTAAATACAACCCTGTAGCAACAAAATGTAGCAGTATGAATGCTAAAATTGTTAGTTTCGAATAAAATGTTTGCGTTTTTTACATATTTATTTAATTCATCCTTTATAATAATTATGAATGTATCCACAAACATTTTAGATTTACCCGTTGATCCGGTTGTTTCTATAAATGGCTCAGGAATAACATTGACAGCAGCAGAGAATGTTGGGAACCAGGAATTAGGTCCAGGTCCAGGATCAGGCGTATCTTTAGACCAAACTACCATAAACCAGATCGTAAGCAGTCTTCAACAGGCTAGCCAGAATGGATACACTCAGTTGCCGTCACGAGACATCCAAATGACAACCACTGGACACAGCCACGACCCACAAGTGCAGCCAAATTATGTACCTCCGCCACCCCCTGACTACATTCAACATACTGAAAAAACAGAAGATATCATACAATCATACAACAAACAGGTGAAGACCGCAAATTCATTGGACGACGTATACAATGAACTACAGACCCCTTTGCTCCTAGCGGTCCTGTATTTGTTATTTCAGATTCCATTCTTTCAAAATTGGTTGTTTGTCTATCTTCCCATCTTTTTCAAATCAGACGGAAACATGAATTTTAATGGGTTAATATTTAAAAGTGTGTTGTTTGGATTAGTATTCTATGTGTTCAATAAAATAACCACATATTTTGCACCTTTTTAACTTTAACTTTTAATTTTAATTTTTTGAATTGTATATATTTTCGTTTTATTTAATTATTTTAATTATTTCATTAAAATAAATTTATGGAATTAGATTTAGATTTAGATTTTGTCTCTAACCTCGTAGAAATTTTTATAGATAATCTACCAAATAAAATAAAACATACAGAAACCCCGATTGAGATAGACCTCGTTCTCGACGGAGGAGTGTTCAACGCTAGTTTTACAATAGGTGCCCTTTATTTTTTAAAAGAGATGGAAAAACAAAATATAATAAAAATAAAAAGGATTTCTGGGTGTAGCATTGGCTCTGTGTTGGGGTTATTATACTTGATAGACAAATTAGATTTGACGTCTAGTCTCTATAAAAAAATGGTTCTTTATTTTAAAAAAAAATATAATTTAAAAATTTATAAGAATTTAAAAAAATTGTTAAAGGGGGAAATTCCTGAAAATGTGTGCGACATTGTAAACGACCGTCTCTACGTTACATACAATAACGTCATTACTGGTGAAAAAAAGGTGAAATCTAATTTTTCAAACGAAAAGAAGCTATTTGAAACTATAGTTCGTTCTAGTTTTTGCCCATTTATAATAGACAACAATATTACGTATTTAAATAAATATGTGGATGGAATTAATCCGTACATTTTTGAACCTTTAGAGAACAGAAAGATACTTTTTTTAGACCTTTCTGGAATGGATAAATTAAGTTACAAATTTAGTATCAAAAATGAAAAAACCAATCTGTATCGCCTCGTGTCAGGTATCATTGATATACACATCTTTTTTACAAAAAACAGCGAGACATTTATGTGTAGTTATGTAAACGATTGGTCCTATACGTATAAGTTACATTACAGGTTAAGATTAATTTTTGAAAAAATGTTGTGTTGCTTTTTTTTTATTTTGTTGTTTTTAAAAAAATGTATAAACAATACAATTAATGCGGACAACATTTTTTATAAATTGTTTACCACAATATTCAAAGATATATATATATTGTTAATATCAAATTATTGTGTGTAAACAGATTTTTATTCATTATTCATTTATTTAGTGAGTTTAAATAAAAGAGTATTTATATTTATTTTATTTATATGGATTCTATTGATATCACAGACTCTACCTTTTCTTTAGGTAACATTTCTTTAACAGAACCTGTCAACACGATCGTGTCGTCAATGACTGAAATAGAAATACCTTCTTCTAAAATACCTCTTGATGTTCCTTCTGAGTTTGGACTAAGTGAAATGACAAGTGAAATGGCAAATGAAATGACAGATAACTTGCCTCTTTTAGAACCGTTCACTATGAACGATGGATACCTTTTCTATCTTGCTATTGGTGCCGCATTACTTATCTTGATTGGTATTTTTACATACACTTATTATAATACTAAAAACAATGTAAAAAATATGGTGCAGGAAAATAATATGAATAATATGAATAATACAAATAATACAAATAATACAAATAATACCAGTTATTATGATACAACTGGCTATATGAGATCTGAATTTTAATTGTATTCGTTTTATTTTTTGTTCGTTTTATTTTTTTTGGTCCTTTTTCTTATGGTTCTCTTTTTTATGGTTCTGTTTGTTGAATTGGTTTTATTCTTCTTATTTAAATCATCCGGTTTATAGTTTAAAAACCATTTTTGAAACTCCTTTTTGTCATTCTTTTCTTTTAATTCTCTATATTTTTCAGCCTTGTGTGAACGTATCTCTTCCAGGCTCTCCTGATGCCCATAACAGCTAATGCTAAACCTTCTCAGCAGTCCGTGTTGTTTCAACCTATTTTTCTGTTGGACGTCATACAAAAACTTGGATATGCACAAAATTCTCTCTAAGAATTCATTGTAGTAAGGTTTGTCTGCATAAAGAAACGCCAGATAGAAACTCAACATAGTATCAATCGTGGCAACTTTTATTTTTTGTCTTTTAATATTAATAATGTTGTAACTGTGACACGCAATCGGCTTATATATAAAGGCAACCGTCTCTCCTGCAATTTGGATTTCATAGTGCAGCGGGACAATCTCTCCAATGGGGGGCCTTTTGACGGCTTTCACGTTTGTAATTCCGATATCTTTCAACCTTTCCTTTACAATTTGTGCAGTTGTCTCAGGATCGTTAGAGAGAACGTCAAAGTCCGCTATTTTTTCAAGTTTAAGACGCAAATTTTTAGGCATATATTGCGAATACAATGACACTGCATATCCTCCAAAAAATACAACCCCTTGATTTACGAATGTATTCCTGATATTTTCGTAAATTTTTTCTTCATTTTCAATATTCTCCTTGTCCTCCATCTGTCTCTGAAAATTAACATTGTGACAGCTGTGATTAGTCAACGGATAATTTTTATTCAATAGTGTGAGGCGTTTCAAAACCTTCTCCCATCGGCTGATGTCGCCTTCTGGTCTGGACAACTCTAAAAACATACTCATTCGCAGAAAATTCGGCGGTGCATACAGTATTCCGTTCACTCGTATGGCTTCCCTCTTCATCGCGTTGAAAATAGGCTTTGCGATGTCTGTAATGTCTGCAACCGGAATATAATTCACATACACTTTGTATGTCCCTTGGTGGACACCCGACTTGGCTTCCACATCGGTGAACCCTTCGCGATAATATATGTTGGCGAGTTCTTTGGCGTCTTCGAGTGCACGGGTCGTAAAAAAATCGTAGTCTGGGATCTCTGCCTCTTTATTGTAGAACTGGTCGTTCTCTGGAAGAATATTGTTGATGGCCGTCCCACCGTAACATATGAGGTTCTTCTTTTGTATAAAGACTTCAACGATTTTAATAATATTTTTAATGTCTTCTGAATTTACAACGCGTTTTCCCATTCTCTCTTCCGACTTGTCTACTGCCATACGCAATATGGTTAATTCGCAATCTTCAAAAGTTAACCCTTTACAAACATTTTTTTTCTGCATTAAAAATCTATATATTATGGAGCTATTTTATTTTTGATTTTGAATGTGTAATAATAAAATTGATATCATTTATTAAATTATATAAAACAATTATAACTAACAATGTCTTCAACAATGTCTTCATCTTCAATAGTTAAACCTCTTGCAGAATTGTCAAAGGTTAATGAAAGTAGCTTCAAACGAAGGGTTACAAATGAAATCAAAGAGCTGTCAAAAATGGGTGCATACATCGATTTGGAATACAGGGGAGGAGGAAAAAATGACAATTACACGTTTATGCTGACAGTTGTTCCTGAAGGAAGCAATAAATATGATCCAGACCTGTATCAATTTATCATTTCTCACGAGTATCCATTCAGGCCTCCAGTGACAGTTTCTGTGAACCATATTCACTTCAAAAGATATTTAGAAGTTAAATCTCCAAAAACATTGAACGAACTGCGTAAATACTACAACATAAATTGTCTCTGCTGTGGTTCCATATCGTGCAACAACAACTGGACCCCGGCTGTTGATATATTGCGTTTCATTTCTGAGTATAACAATATAAAAAAAGTGAGGCGTGGAATTTTATACCGTCTTTTAGCAGGCAAAATATCTAAAAAGTATTTGAATGGCGACATCAACCTGTTAGAATGGCTCCTATAAAATTGAAAATCTAAATATCCATCGAAAAATAGTCGTTACCGAAAGTGCGAGTTTCGTAAGAGAGGTTTTTATCTTGAGGTCTAGGGTCTCTTATTTCAAGAGGGATATACCTCAACCTTGGTGGTTTCAACACGAATGCATACCCTCCCCTTTGAAAAAATATAGTATCCGCCAACAAAAAATTGTCTACATATTGGTAACGCATTGCAACCATTTGACACCCATACATCCTGCATAGAAATCCACTCGGATTAGACGGGTTGATTTCGTTGTCCGGAAGAACAATCGTCATCCCAGACCTATTAAAATCTGTAAGTTCGGCTACATCCGGATTATTTACAATATCATAGTATCGGTAGCTTCGCATAAAAATAGAATTGCTTGTAATGTTGACAAACTCTGTAAAAGTTGAACTTTCTAAAAATGCCGTATTGGAACGGTCCACTGCTAATATTATTTTTCCCATAAAATCAGTGAGGGGTCGTTTTCCTAAATTCTCCCCATCAGTTTCATCGCTAAATTGACGTCCCAACATTTTGTCATATTCGCTAAATATGGTTGTCAGATTATCAAACATTTTTTGGTTTGTACTAAATATTCTCAAATGGATGATGATTGGATCAGTCGGATTAGGACATGTTCCGTCCGAAAAAGCGTAGTCATTAATAATCCGCATAACGTCACTAAAATAAACGTGGTTGAACGTCTCTTTCACAAAGTAATCGGATGAGGTGCTTGTTGCGACGACGGGTTTGCTGTCTAATGAAAACACCTGGAAATCTAAACAGCGAACACCCTGTCGTATAACCGCTTTCAGATTGCATACGTCAACGAAGTCGTTTCGATAGCTCCCTCCAGAACAGGCATTGTAGGCGGTCTTTATGTAATAATCAAACATATTACCGGAACAGTCTGGGTCAGATTTCGATATAGGCACGATGTATCCATCCAAGTCTGAGTATGTGGAAGACATAAAATCACAGTTTCTTCCATTGAGGGTATAAATATAATAATTGTATAGTCCATACAACACCAAGACAACTACTATTATCACAACAAGGTATGTTCCCGTATTTTTATTATTCATTTTGGTGATGTCTTCCATTGAAAACATTTTATTGTTTGTTGGGGATGAGGATGAGGATGAACCGGACATAATAATCTTAATATATTATATTATTAAAATTATTATTATTAAATCTATTATGATAAAGAATTAAAATAACTATATTATTATATTATATAGTTATGGCTGGTGGACTTTTAAATTTAGTGGCTATAGGACAACAAAACATTATTTTGAATGGAAACCCTGTTAAAACTTTTTGGAAGACAACCTATAAAAAATATACAAACTGGGGAAAACAAAATTTTACATTGAATTATGAAGGGACACCTACCCTAAATTTAACCACTGAATCCACATTTACGTTTAAAGTAAAAAGATACAGTGACCTTCTGATGGACTGCTATATTTTGGTGAACCTTCCAAACATTTGGAGCCCTATAATGCCTCCCCAAGAGGTGGTAAATCCGGACGGCTCCGTTACTTACACAGATTGGGTGCCTTACGAATTTAAATGGATTGAAAATCTTGGTGCGCAGATTATCAGCCGTATTACCATCACTTGTGGGAGCCAGATATTGCAGCAGTATTCTGGTCAATATATACTGGCATCCGTGTTGCGTGATTTTTCAGGACAGAAAAGGGAGCTTTTCAATAAAATGATTGGTAGTGAACCTGAGCTATACGATCCGGCAAACTATGACGGACGCAACAATTCTTACCCCAATGCATTCTATACGTCCAACCCTGCTGGAGCTCAGCCGTCCATTAACGGTCGCACACTCTACATTCCGCTCGGCGCGTGGTTTACAATGGAAACCTATCAGGCGTTCCCTTTGGTGGCACTACAGTATAATGAGCTGCAGATCAATGTGTCATTTCGTCCGATCAACGAGTGGTTTACCATAAGGGACGTTATGGATTACGCAAACAACTATCCGGTGGTTGCACCCAATTTCAACCAGTTCTATATGCAGTTGTACAGGTTTCTTCAGACCCCTCCAGACGAGATTTTGGGACCTGTATCCTATGTGGACACGAGAACTCTGTGGAATGCCAACATCAGTTTGAACTGCACTTACTGTTTTCTCTCTAACGACGAGTCTGAAGTGTTTGCAAAGAATGAACAGAAATATTTGATAAAACAGATATACGAGAGACCTTACTATAACGTCACTGGGCAGAATACGATTGACGTTGACTCTATGGGTATGGTTATAAGTTGGATGTTTTATTTTCAGAGGAGTGACGTGAATTTGAGGAACCAGTGGTCGAATTACACAAACTGGACCTTCAATACGATGCCACAGGGTGTATCCCCGGCACCTTCTACGGGTTCTTTTCCAAACCCAGACCCATTCGGTCCTACAACCATTGGACCTGGGACAAACCCAGATGGGACACCGAGTGGTTTATACGTTACTGGGATATACAATCCACAGAATATACAATACATTCTGATTGCACTCGGTATACTCATGGACGGACAATACAGAGAAAATTTATTGGCGGATGGTGTTTTCAATTATATTGAAAAATATGTTCGCACCTATGGGAATGCTCCGGATGGATTATACTGTTACAATTTCTGTTTAAACACTCGTAATTTTGAAATGCAACCCTCTGGGGCAATGAATATGAGCCGTTTTACAACCGTAAAATTTGAGGTCACCACAATTAGTCCACCGGTGGACCCTTACGCACAAGTGCTCACGATTTGCGACCCAGTGACGGGTGACATTGTCGGCATAAACAAGCCCACTTGGCGGATATACGATTACAACTTCAACATGTATCTCATAGAAGAACGCGTAAATATGGTGATATTTATTGGCGGAAATGCGGGCCTTTTGTATGCAATCTAATTTTTCTCACTGCATTCTGCTTTGTATAATATTGAAATACTTTGAATATTTCAATATTTCAGTGTAAATGAGAAAAAGGCCTTCAACAAACACGCGTTTTTTTTGTTTGAAAAGTGTTTGGGATTTTCAAAAATGGACAAAAAAAATGTCCAAAAATCGAAAAAGCTGAAATTCTCTTGAAAAAACGCAAAAAAACTTTTCTGTGACCATAAAAAAATCTTATGGTAAGGTCCCAAAAAAATAATTTTCATTTTTGTGACGATAAATTTTTTTAATATTTTTAAAAAAAAATTTAGGGATTTTTTGTGTTAACTAATTATAGGAAAATGTTAACACAAAAATCCCTTTTTTTCCCACTTTTTTTTTGTGAAAAATGTCAAACCAATTCTCGTAACAAGAAAGATTATGAAAAACATCTGTTGACAGCAAAACACAAAAAGTTAACATCTGTTAACACTTTGTTAACAGAAAATCTCCACAAAAATATTTTTACGTGTGACAATTGTAAAAAAGAATATAAATCCCGTGTCGGATTATGGAAACACAAAAAAAAATGTATAAATGTCCCTAATTTTCCGGAAAATTGCACAAATAGTTGCGCAAATAAAGAAAAAGAAGTATCAGACAAAGACCTCATAATGCTCTTAATTAAAGAGAACAGCGAGTTTAAAAATATAATGTTGGAAACCTTAAAAAATGGGACACACAACACCACCAACAATAATTTTCATAACAAAACTTTTAATCTTAACGTGTTTCTGAATGAGACTTGCAAGAATGCAATGAACATTACAGATTTTGTTGATTCCCTCCATTTACAGATTACCGATTTAGAAAAGGTTGGAGAATTGGGTTACATTGAAGGTATCTCAAACATCATCATAAAAAGTTTAAATTCACTGGACGTGACAGAGAGACCGATCCATTGTACCGATAAAAAGAGAGAAACGATGTATATTAAGGATGAAGACAAATGGGAGAAAGAGGATGATAAAAAAGTAAAAATGCATAAGATGGTAAGGAAGGTCGCCAACAAAAATATTCACTTAATAAACACGTTTCAAGAGCTGTATCCTGAATACAAAAAGATTACGTCCAAGTATGCCGACCAGTATAACAAGATTATCATTGAGTCTATGGGCGGAAAAGGAGAGAACGAATACGAGAAAGAGGAAAAGATCATTAAGAAAATTGCCAAAGAGGTGTTTGTAGATAAGACGATTCCTCTAATCTAATTTAGCATTCGACGGAAATGGGCCATCGTCTATGAACCTACCCGATAAACTGTATCGTTGTAAAGGGACACCCTTATAGGTATTATAACTATTATAATTATTATATAAGTCATCCTTTGGTTTATATCTTTTATTGAAAAGGGCAACCTCCTCTTGAAATTCTCTCGTCCATAGGTCTAGTCCAAAGTTTGGTGTCGGTGGTTTAGAATAAAAATCGCTTGTAATTATTCTTTCTTTTGTTCCATATCCATTCGTCAACTGGGAATACTGTGGGGTTATTCCAACTGTCAATTTTCCAGAGTCATCGTTTCCAGGTATGTTTTCACTTTCTTTATATTCTTTATTTGTTGAACCAGGGTTGCAACCCGGACAATCTATATCAGCTAAACATTGCTGACCTGTTATAGCACACCTGGAGGATGAATTACAGAAATTTTGACAAGAATATGTAGTGGTTAATGGTAAATCTACTGTATGTGTATAATTCTCATTTGTAAAGCATTCAACTATATAATTGTTTAAAAATAAAAAACCTATCCATTTAAATATTAAAAAAAATAAAACAATGCAGACCAGTGCTAAAAATATATTTTTTTTTAAATTGTTTTTCATTTAATATAGATAAATATTAAATTAAACCCGTATATATTTTATATTATTTTAGTATAAGCAATGACAGAAACAACTGATACTTCAACATTGGATGAAAAAAACAAAACCGATACAGAAAAGAATGAAGATACTGCAACAAAAGTAAAGAATTTTTTTGTAGCTACATTTAATTCTGTATTAACGTTAATAATATGTTTTATATTAAGTTTTTTACTAGTATATTCTTGTAAGGCAGTTCAAGCAGATAGGACAATGCCATTAAACAGAGATTTATATCCTTACCAAATTAAGGGGACGTATGAAGACCCTCCGATAAAAAAAAGAGAAATGGACATATTTTCTAATTTTCCTTGGGCATCCGAAAGAGTATCTTTAAAAATTTCATTTGATCCAGGAAACATTCTTGACGGAGCTATAGCAGGTTTAAGAGAACAGATTGCAAAAAAAAACCAATGGTTCGTTATGGTTATGTTATGTTCTGTAATAAAGGATGTGCTATGGTGTAATTTTTATTTATACAAAGGATTTTTTTCATTTATAGACAACACTTTTGCGGAATTCATATTGTTCATAATAGGTCATTACATATTAATAGGTGTCTTAATTCTATCTGTAATAGTAAATACATTATCTATTGTAGGTTTTTGGTTCTATAATTTAGGTTGGTTTTTAAAAAATAGAAGATCTGATGGATTTACTAAAGGAATAACATTCTACGAATGGTTGCAATTTTTGGGTGGAATTATTTGTATTATTATATTCACGTTTGTTTTTTTTACTTTAATATTTCCATTGATTTTTCCGATCAGTATATTCTTTAGTTTTATTACATTATTCTCAATTTTATCCTCTTCTGCACGTCTAAAAACAAAGGATAACAAAGATAAAGATGTGGGAGATCCCAAAACCATTATTGATTTGATTTGGTCATTCTTATTTTATCACAAGAACCAAGTCATCATAATGTTTACTTTGGATGTTTTAACGCACGCAAACAAATATTTTGGAAGCACTGTCGCAGGAACCACTCTAATAATTATTCTCTTCTTGTTGTTTACAAAAAGGATTGACTTAAGCGTACCCGCAGAATACGATAAACGGTATGAAATGGGACAAACCAATATAAAACAAACGTCGCCATTTGTAAACGAAAAACCTATCATTCTTGGAAAAACAAAAGACACAAATGACTATTCTGAGGATAAAGGTCCGGAAATTGCAGGTGGAAGTCAAGACAGTGAAAGACAAGACAGCAAAAATCCAAATCCATATCAAAATGCATCCGCACCACCAATGCTGCCACCGCAAGATGAGCTAGCACCATCTGCACTACCAGAAAAGCAACAATCAGATCCATATCAAAATGAATCCGCGCCACCAATGCCGCAAGGAGAGCAAGGAGAGCCAGCACTATCTGCACAACCAGAACCATCTGCACCGCCAATAACAGGTAAAATACAGGCAATCCCACAAAATCCAACAGATCCAAGTAAGTTAGTTGGAGGTAAAAAAAATAAAAAAAATAAAATACCAAAAATAAACGATGACAATTTTATGGATGAACTTAAAAAATTTCATAAAAAATATTCTAAAATTTTAGTTAAATAACAACTTAAATATATATTGTAAATAAAACAAATGCCTAAAAAAACACCATTCGTAAGTATATGCACTCCGACATTCAACCGTCGACCATTCGTTCCAATGATGATTAAATGTTTTGAAAGCCAGACTTATCCAAAAGATAAACTAGAGTGGATTATCATAGATGACGGCACAGATAAAATCGAAGATTTGGTTTCACACATTCCACAAGTGAAATATTTTAAATACGAAGAAAAGATGACCCTTGGAAAAAAACGAAATTTATCCAATGCAAAATCGTCCGGTGAAATCATTGTCTACATGGACGACGACGACTACTATCCACCAGACCGTGTCAGCCACGCCGTAGAAAGATTGAAAAAATATCCAAAGGCTCTGTGTGCAGGTTCCAGTGCAATGTTCATCTATTTTAAACACCTTAACAAAATGTTGCAGTTTGGACCGTATGGACAAACTCACGCCACGGCAGCAACCTTTGCATTCAGGCGAGAGCTATTGAAAAAAACAAAGTTTAATGAAGATGCAGCAGTTGCCGAAGAAAAAGCATTTCTAAAGAATTACACTATACCTTTCGTGCAGTTGGACCCTTTAAAATCCATCCTGGTATTCTCGCACAACCACAACTCGTTCGACAAAAAAGAGTTGCTAAAAAATACAGGAGATCCAAACATACACGAGACGTCTGTAACCCCTCAAGATATGATTTCCGACACCAACATTTTAACTTTTTTTATGGAAGAGATAGACGGAATACTTGAATGTTATGAACCTGGACGACCAGAAAATAAACCGGATGTTATAAAAGAACTTGAAACCATACGAAAAAGGAGGGAAACCTTAATTAAAGAAGAGATGGACAAACAGAATAAATATAATGAGACCATAAACCTAATAAGTATGATGTCGGATCCAAAGATTTTGCAACAAAAAGTCAACGAACAGAGCTCTATCATTCAGCAGCTCACTATAAAAAACACTCAGCTGGAAGATAAGGTAAACTATCTGGAAAAAAAATTATTTCAGTGTATGAATGAAAATATACGTTATAAAAATGAGAATAAGAAAGATAAAAACGATAATGATGTTACTACAATAAATGTAGTCAATCTTACGTCTTCTGATCCAAATATAAGTTATTCAACTTTATAAACACCGATTATTTATTATTTCCAATTATCTAATACCGTCTCCAAATCATCTTCATCACCTAAATTTTCAATTAAATAAGTTGGACTATACAATTTATTTACATTCGGTAGTCTTACTTTTTCCCATAACCATTTTCTAAAATGTGTTTTAAATTTTAAACAATAATATAAATGACGAAAATGATTCAATATTTGTATATTTTTTATTCTTTGAAACAAAATATTGCTATTTACTATTTTGGAAATAGGATTATCATGACAATATAATTCTTTTAGATTTTGCGGTGGGGTCGGCAAAGAAGTTAATTGATTACAAAAACAATGTAATAATTCTAAATTCTGTGGTAAAGTAGGCAAAGAAGTTAATTGATTATTATCACAATACAATATTTTTAGATTTTGCGGTAAAGTAGGCAAAGAAGTTAATTGATTATTATAACAATGTAATATTTTTAAATTTTGCGGTAAAGTAGGCAAAGAAGTGAATTGATTATTATAACAATGTAATATTTCTAGATTTTTGAATCTGGTTAAATTCGGCAAAGATGTAATACCCTTACAACTAATATCAATAGTTGATATATCTTCAGGTAAAGAATTTAGATATGTTTCAACTGTCTGCATTATGGTAGTTTATATGCATTATATTATATAAATTTAAATCAATTTTATAATTGATGTAAATCATTTATAAATATATCAAGATTGGATTTTTTCAGTATATTTTGAACCGATTTTTCCACACTTATTATCATCTAATCTAGAATTTCTTGCTAAATCGTATTCAATTTCACCAGTAATCATATTTATCTCACCAAATTTTTTACATCTACCATATTGTTTATCACTTGGAATTGGGTCATATGGATAGTTATTTGTATGTTCAATAAAATGTAAACATTTTGAACAAATTGGTAATTTTGTATTCCTTATGAAAATTTTTTGACTAGAGAATGTTCTATTTATTAGTAAAAAATAAATGAGCTTATACATTTTGTTATATTAAATATTTACATTTAAATTGTTTTTTGTTCCATTAATAATGGGCGTTTAAAATGAGAAAAGGTGTAAATGTCCAAACGTGTAAAACGCTCATTAATCTAATTTTTCTATCCAATTCGTCATTTTAATATAATCATATGGATGAGTAATGTTAGATATTTCTATTTTACTACTTTTTGAATATAAATCACCAATTTTTACACCTTTGCACATTTAAAACGCCGACTTAATTTTATATAAAAATAACATAAATATATTTTATTATTATTTTATAATGAATACCTTAAAAGATATTTCAAGTGAAAGCATAAGGCAAAATTGGTTAAATTATAAAGATGAAATTTATAATTCACCTTATTATGAATTATTATGGGATAGTTTGGAAAGTAAATTTGAAATTGATAAAAATGATATGTATTTAACTATATTCAAAACATTTATAAATAATGAAGAAATTAATTATAAAAAACCATTATTTGATAGGATACATATAAATCAAATAAATAAGGAAACGCTTGTTTTGAAAGGATTAGATGGAGAAGAAAGAAAACATATTCATTTATTATGTGATAAAATTGGATTACATCATGAAAGTAAATCACATCCTAAAAAGAAATATAATAGATTTTTATATATTTATAAACCAAAACTATGGTTATGGGAATATACTGAAAAAAATCCATATTCAAAAAGTGAAGAATATTACGAAAAA